CGGCTATAATGAAGACTGTAGCGACTGAAATAGGGAAAGGAAAGACACGAAATGCAGCATATGAAAGACTAATGGAGAATCTAAAAAGAGAGGATATTGAACGCGCACAGGGTAAAAGACCAATTCCAGCTAAAAAGACCCTAGGTAATACTTTTGAGCATGATCTGTCTAACACAGAGAAGGCACCCGGATTGCCACAACCAACAGGGAAAGCAACTTGAGCTAAAAATATAAGAGTTAACCAATGATTTGAGAAAAAACCAGTAAAGAATGATATTCAGTCATGAATTAGACCAAAAGGAGAAGTAAAGACAAGCAATCCTATAGTAGATATAGCAAATCAAGAGAAAAATAATAAGAAGATTAAAGATATAAAGAGAAATATAGCAACTTCTACACTTGCGGCAAGATATGGATGATCCTGAGATGAGCGAGTAAAAAATACAATAGAAAATGCTATTTCAGACGGGAAAATAACAGTAGAAGAAGCAGAAAGTATAGTAGAAGATATTATAGCAAGTGTTGAGAATAAAGAATCAACATATCCATATACATCTGTCAAGTGACTAGAGAAGTTTCTTGATAATCTCTATAATGCAAAGTATACTCCGAAGATAGAAGATCTATTCAATGGAAAACAAGAGGCTAAGTCTACATGACTCAAAAAAAAGACGGATAAAGAGTTACTTGATGAGATAAATAAAAAATCAACTGATAAGAGAGTAAGTGAAGCGACAACAGGTAAGCTAATAGCTAATTTTAAGAAAGATACAGGAGTTGCCCCAAGTGAAGTTACCTATACAGACTTTAATAAAGACTGAAGCCTAAAGTCAAAGCTATCAAAAGAAAAATATAGAACAGCTGAAGATTTAAACAGCACCCAACTTACTACTAAAATCCTCAAATGACTTGGAGATAGAGAAACTGTATCAAAAGAGTTCATCCAAAACATGACAAACTCTGGAGACGTGAAGCAGATAGAAAAAGATATCATCCGCGGACTCCTCAAAGGAGAAGGAGACAAGGTAAATGTGGCTGACTTCAAAAAGAAAGTACAGGCGGAATTATTACCTTTGAAAGTAGCAACAAAAAAATCTAAAAACTCTTAACCCCTACTACTATGGATAACCTCGCACGACTTACCGCTATATACTTAAAGGTATTGCAAAATCATATTGCAACAAAGACTACTTATTCTCAATTCCATGAGAAAAGCGAATCATTTTATGACACTCTATTTGATGTAGTACACTCTATTTGAGAGAAAAGAGTTGATTTATGACTAGATACTACCTCAGATGAGGAAACTATAGTCCAAGAGACTTATGGCCTTATAGAGGAAGCAAAGAATATTGTTTATGATATGATTAAAGAAAAGAACTCTATTTGAATGGATAATCTTCTCAGGTGACTTGCTGATAAGTTAGAATTTGATTGTGGTAACGCAAGAGCGTTTATTGAAGAAGAAACAGATGAAGAATCCAATGAAGGATATGATAAAACAGAAAAGAAACTATCCTCTAAATTATAGCCTCCATGTTTACAATATACACAATATGAATATAATACTTATAATATGGCAATATACGAAGATTTCTATACACAAGAATTCATAGACGAGCATAAGGCTACAATAAGAAATAATCTTTCTGAAAGATACAAGTTATTGTCTAACGCAAAGAATGATAAAAAAGCACAAGCAGTATTACTAGAAAAATGTAAAAGAAACCCTAAGTTTTTTTTCAATTATTTCCTTTATACTGATAGAAACTCACTTTTCTGATATTTAGAGTTACAAGATATGCCGATTGTATTATTCCCATATCAAGAGGAGCTTATAGATGAAGTATGGGATTGCATTGTGCATGGTAAGAAAGTATTTATAGAGAAGTCAAGACAATTAGGTGTAACCGTTATAATGTGCTGATTATTCCTATACTGATTCTTGTTTCATGGACACAAATATACAATGATAACAATGACTCAGGATGAATTAGACAAAAGCGGAGATATAGACTCACTTTTTGAAAAACTAAGATATTCGATACGATTGCTACCACAATGGATGTTACCTGAAGGATTCTCTAAAGAAGTTGGGACAGAACATAATAAATCATGATCTATTTCACATCCAAGTGGAACAGCCAGTATAACTGGTAAGACAGGGTGAAAGCCAGATGCAGGTCGTTGAGGTACACGTAATGCGGTTTTTCTTGATGAGATGGCTTCACTTACTTATGCAAGACAGATAAATACCTCAATTGGATCATCCTCACCTTGTGTGATATATAACTCTACTCCAAAATGAGAGTTTAATGAGTTTTACGAGATGAGAAAGAAGGCTATGCAATGAGAAATAGAATGACTCCGTTATCATTGGACAGAACACCCATTCTATAATGATAAATGGCACGAATGGTATTGTAAAGGGAAGAGTACAGAGGCAATAGCACAAGAACTAGAGATTGACTACAATGTAGCTATTAAGTGACGAGTGTATCCTAATTTTAAACCAATTGAGAACGGTTGAGATGTTCAATTCTGAAACTATGAATATGATCCTAATCTTCCAATATACTTCTCTATTGATAACTCACATTGAGGATCTGACCCACACGCGATAATAGTATGGCAGAAAGACTTGAAGACAGATAAGTGGATTGTGATTGATTGAGTAGAAGTATATAGCTCTATAGATGAAGTTGCAGAGTTCTTAGCCAAGATACCACGGCAATGATTTAAAATGGATGATGAGATATACGAGTTCTTCCAAAGATATCAGAACTATAAGAAGTGAATATACATTGCTGATCCATACGATACAGATGCAACAGTAAATGATGCAACAATACGTGCTAAATATGCGAAAGTTTGAATATACCTATACAAGAAAGATGCAGATACCAAGCAGAGTACAGTAGAACAACGAATACAAGACACAAAATCAAATATGAATAGAATAAAGGTTGCTAACTCCTGTAAATGATTTATTTCCTCAATATCAAATGCAAGATATCCTGAAACAAAGTGAGATATAACAAACTGAACACAAGCGAAAACAAAGCCGATACATGACCAAACGTCTCACTATAGAACAAGTATGGAGTATGCTATAGACTACTTCTTATTAGAGGAAAAAAGGATGCAACAGAAAGATATGAGAAAGCCTGTTACACGACAAATATTTGACCTAGTAACCTGAGAAGAAAGATATATAACAAGATAATTTTACTTTTGACATAAATACATATAATAAAATTAATGTTAAAAGCCTCCACAAACTTCTAACAAAAAATCTATGGCAATCAAAAAAGAGAACAAATGAAACACTACAATTGTGACTTTTGAAAGTGAGGTTACTGATATGGAGATCGCACCTCTTGAAAGAAGTAAAGAGACTGTACAAATTACTGTACCTGATGAAGATAAAGTAACAGTCAATTTTGTAATAGAGAGATATAACAAAATGAGACGTAAGAGAGGTAAAAAAGACCGTATGTGGCCAATTTATCAGAGACAGTTCGAGGCTCTTTTTATACCATATGCAGATGGAAGAGCAAGATCTAATGTTCCTCTTGAATATGCTATTACTGAAAACTTTGTAGCAGAAGCAATACAGAGAAAGACCCTTTTTGAACTCCAAGCGACAAATAATAATGATACAGAAAAGAAAGAGGCTATGAATGCAGTATGGGATTATGACTGGACCACAAGAAATAGAGAAAAAGAAATCCTAAAAAATGAGTATACAACAGCTATTTTTGGATCTTCCGTACTATATAATGGATTCGAGGTACACAAGAAGGTAATAATGGACCCGGATGTAAATGAAAAATGAGAAACTACATTTACTAAGAAAATGATGGTTGAAGCAGATATAATTGCAGAGAATTGTGATCTACGATATTTCTATGCTGATGATAGAGTAGATGATTTTGAAGATGCTATTGATTGTGTATATATTCAATATCTTACTCCAGACTTTGTAGAAAATCTGAAGTATAATGGAATGTATAAAAACATTGACCAGATGACTGTAACCTACAAAAAGGATATAGTATACCGTACAAATGAGGAAACCTATGATAGGGGGGATATTGTTGAGCTTATGCACTACTGGAATAAGGAAAGTGACGAGTATATAGTTATTATGAATAGACAAGTAATAATTAGACAACATCCTAACCCATACGCACATAAACAGCTCCCATTCACTATTCGACAATACTCTTACAACCCAAATTCTATATACGGTCGTGGACTTTGTGAAATCCTTACTAACTTTAAGAGTGAAATAAACAACCTCAAGGAGATGATTATGGACTGAATACGTAGATCTAACAACTCCGTGTTCGCTCTAGGTGGCGATCTATCTTTTGACTCAGAAGAGTTTGGATTCAATAACTCTTTTGTACGTTTTAACGGACAATTGGCAGGAAACTTCCAAGAAATAACAGCACAACAACCAAATAGCGCTATATTCAACTATCTTCAGGAGCTATACCGGGATATTGCTATATATGCAGGTATTGATCCTTCTTCTATTCTTGGACAGCCTAGTAAGACAGCCTTTGAAGTAGCAGTACAGACAGAATCTAGTCTAAAACGTGTAAACGTAGTATTAAAGAATCGTGACATGGCGATGGCAAGGTTCGGAAAGCTGCACCTATCTAACCTTATGCAGTTCTTCCCTATTAAGATGGCAAGAGGGGTTGTATGAGACGAAACATGAGAATCATATCCTACTATACCTATCAAATGAAAAGAAATGGTAAATTGAAGGTTTGTAGATAAAGAATGAGTGTATCCTTTTGAAGTAACTCCAGAGAATATTCGTTCACAATATGATCTAGAAGTACGCACTAATTTGAATACGCCTACACTTAGACAACTTGAAAGAGAAAATTACACAGCATTCTTCCGTGCAGTATGAGAAATATCACAGATTGCACAGACAAATCAAGATCTTCAAAAAGCCCTTCCAGATATTACTAAAGAAATGGCATTTAAGTTCGGTGTTGATGTTGAAATGCTATGAGAAGGTAATGCAACACTTGATGCAGAGAAGCAGAAGTTTATGGATGCTATTCTATCAACTGTACAATGAGGTGGGCAACCATGACAACCACAACCAACAGTATGAGGAGGGATGCCTCCAGCTCCTCCATGAGATACCGCAACACAATGATTGCTCCCTAGAACCAATGAAGCAATACCACAGGCTAAAAACCTTAGAAATCCTCTAAAGAACTCTATACTTGCTAACGCATAACTATGAATAATCCTCCACAGTCAGTATATCAAATAGTTACGGAGTTTCCTGTTACCAATGAGGAATATATTGCACTATTCAAGGCAAAGGATATTAGAGATATATTTATTAGATATTTATCTGAGAAGAAACTGAATGCTATATTAGAAAGAGGGCAAGCAAAGAGTGAAGAATCAGAATATAGAAGATGAGCAATTGACATGATAGATAAGGTTATTTTTGACATGTTCAAAATTGAGGAATGAATAAGTAATAAAATAAAGACAAGGATCAAGAAAAATAAGCAAAAAGCAGAGGAGGATAAATAAATTTTACTTTTCTATTATATGTATATAATAATTATGACATCGTTCTTTAAAACCTAGCCTCCACAACTAAGGTATTGATTGCTTTCAATACGTGAAACTCCGTGGAGGCATTTCATGTATTGTAAGTAGCTAATAGCTATATTTTATTTCTTATCTTTTGCCCATGGGAACATGACAACCAGAAGATGGAATTACGCCTCCATCACCCGAAGTGACCCCTCCTAAAGAGGACAACTCACAACAACCAGATACTACCGACTGGAAAAAAAGGTATGACGACTCTTCTAAAGAAGCCAAAAGGCTACTTGAAGAAAAGAATCGTAATGAATCTATGTTACTTAACATCGCGGTGGATCGTGTAGTTAATGAACCATGATATTTAGAATCTCTCGCTAATACCGATAGAGACTTCGCTAAAACTGTTGCAAATGCGCTACAGGTAGATTGAGAGGATTTTTCTTCATTGGAAGATGCTCTTGCATATGTTAATAGTCTATGAGGGACAAAACAATCTAAGATTGAAAAACCTATAGACACAGACAAACTCTATGCTGAGTTCAAAGTACGGCAGGAACAGGAACAAACCGTTGCATACATTGATGATCTATTCAATCAAATCCCAGTGGATAAGAGAGATGAAATCAAAGAGAATTACAATGACCTCATTGAGGGTAAGTCAAATATCACTAAAGAACGTGCTAAAAAGTACTTCGATATGGTAAATACTTATAAATGACCTAAGAAGCAGGAAACTATTGATAAGAAGATGGCGGAGATGGCTAGTGGAAGTATGAAAACATCTACTAGTAAACAGTATGAAGAGGTTTCTCCGAGTGTTCTTGCTCTTGCAAAACAACTTGGGAAGGAACATTTATATCTTAAAAAAACTAAATAATTATGGCTAAGTTAACAAAACTTTCTACTACAAACGTAGAGCTCTCTGATAGAGAGTTATTGGAGAAACAACAGAAGGAAATCGAAAGACTTTGAAAAATGATTGAGTCTACCTGAGACTCCAACAAAGTAAGAGACTTTAATCGCCGGACATCACAACCTAAAAACTATTCATACTCAATGTGAATATGGGAAACTGAGGAAGGAGAAAAAGTTATTACAAGTTGGCGCATGACTAAAGACTATATCGCCAATAATGGTAAAATAGAAGAGCAGAAGATGGAACTAACATTCGAAGACGATAAAACTATCGTAATTGATTATGTTGACCTATATCGAAAGCTTAAAAGGACACCAAAACTAGAGGCTTTAAAAATCTTTGATAATGAAGGCAATTCATATGTTACACGTAAAGATGACCTCGGGAACAAACTACTTGTTGTCCCAACTATAGAGAACTTTGAGTGAAATTATGAATGAAAAGACCTATTCTCAAGTTTACCACAAGATTATAGTGTAGTTCTATCTTATAAGGATAAGGAATACACTATGAATATTAAATATCTTAACATCTAATTCTATGTATCTCTGAGAAAATAAAATCCTATCCGTTGATGGACAGGTAGTACAATGCGAAAACGAAACTAAAAATCTTGCTCCACGCGTATTGGAACTTCTTCAAACCGAAGAATCCTTCGATAACTGAGAACTGCAACATAAAATAAGGACCCTCCTTGTAGGAGAAATTCAACAAGCATTCCTTGATTATAATATCAGTTATTCAGAAATTGAGGCCGTTACTCATATACTTAGTGAAAGTCTTTCTCACAACCGTGGGCAGGCAATCGCACAGCTATATGGTAAAAAGTATTATTGAGATATTACCGTAGGTGACATCCATAGTACTCTTACTAATTCCTAACTTTTAAACTTATGTCTTTTGTTAATCCAACAGATAAAACCAATAGTGTAAAATACTTTACACGCTTTGCTGGTAAGACAAAGATGGGAGAAGTCATCCTTACTGCATCCGTTGCAGCAACTGACGGCTCTATTCTTTACCCAGATCCAGGAAATGCAGGACAGTATACTATTGCTGATTCTACAGCTGGTGGAAACTTTGTTGTTATCCGCCAAACCGTTGCATCTACTGATGCTAACTACGCTTCCGCTAAGACAGTTGCTGTTGAAATCCCAGTAGAAGCGAATGTTGAGTGGTCTTTCCTCGTAGGTTCTGGAACTTTCACTGCAGCTGATGTAGGAAAGTATTGTGATCTTGTTGACGAAAAATCTCTCGCAGTTGATACTCAGTCAAAACTTGTTGCATTCATTACCCGATACATATCTGCTACTCAATGAGTATGTATGTTCTCTGGTAACGTAACTGGTTATGCTCTCCCTGCTACTACTTAATTCCTAACACTCAAAATTTATGGCTAATCTAGCTCTAACGGATTTCAATGATTTTGCAGATCTCATTTCTCGTCAGTATACTGATGATCTTGAGTCAATAAAATCTTCAATGGAAGAATCCGGAATGGTAAAAACTACCGTCGTTCCTCGTGGATCTGGTGAAACTCGCCGACACAAAGAACATCCTCATAAGAATCAATATGCTTCTTACAAGGCAGAAGGCGCTCAATCAGTAGCTATCAACAATCAAGTTGGTTACTACAAGGATACATTCTCTAAGACTTTCTCTTCTCAAATTACCATTACATTGGAAATGCGCGAACTCGGAAAGGACCAAGATATTATCCGTTCAATGACTGATCTTACTTCTCTTGCTCCTAATCGTATTGATCTTGATCTTTCTCTCCGCCTCTCATTCATGACTGCTACTTCGTATACAGACCGTGATGGACAAACAGTTGATACTTCAATTGGTGATGGATATGCTCTTGCATATACCGCTCATACTCTCACTGGTTCTGCTACTACCGCTCGTAACCGTCTTGCTGGTAATCCTCAACTCTCTCGTGGTGCTATTGAAAATATGGAGTATCTTGGAGTTACAGAAATGTTTAACAATCTTGGAGAACAAATTATGATGGAGTACGATGTACTCTGGACTACTGACAATCCAAATACTGTTAATACAGCTCGTGAAATTCTCCAATCTACTGCTGAAATTTCTGCTCCAAATGCTGGTGTTATTAACGTCTATAAGGCTAAGTATCGTCACGTGGTTCTTCCTCGTTCGTATATGAATGCTGCCGGTGTTAAACAATCTTCTAAGGCAAAATATTGGGGGCTTGCTTCAACTCGTTCTTCAAGCTTCTTCCGTGATGTTTATATTCAACCATTTCTTACTATGCCTCGTGAAGGTAGTAATGGAGAAGATATCAACACTCTTGACTGGACATTTACGACTACTTATGCAGATTCAAATGCAATCGTAGACTACAGATGGTTTCTTGCAAGTTCTGGTGATGCTGCTGCGTAATCAAATGACATGACTCATTTGTCAATAACAATGAGCGGAGGTGGTGGGGGCTTTTAGCCCAAAATAAACAATAATACTTATGATACTCAATCTTAATTCTGGATACGGACAAGCAATGGCTGCCGCGCTTCCACAGACTACAGGAAAGACATTCCTAGCTATACTTTCTACTTCTACTAACTTACCAGCTCTTCAGGACTTATTTAGACCTGATGTTGATGGTGTACAACGTGTATATACTACAGTAACTACAGCTCTTGCGGCTTGTGTTGCCGGTAGATGAGACGTAGTAGTTATCTCTTCAGACTTAACAACTGCACCTACAGATGCAGAACTTACATCTGCTGGTACAAAAGGAGTAAAATTAGTATTTGCTAATCTTACTGGAACTGGTGAACAAATTGCTATGGGAGCGTCTTCCGCATTGCCAGCTACAACTACCGGTACAATCTTTACGGTTACTGGTCTCGTTGAAGTTATCGCAATTGTTGGAATCGTGACAACTGTTATCCAAACTCAGACTTGTAACTTAAAGCTCTCTACTGTTTCTAATTCTGCAACTACAGATATTTGTGCTAATCTTGATATTTCAGCAAAGGCTGCTCAATCTCGAATGTCTATAACAGGAACATTCGCTAATGCCATGCTCAATACAGCAAAAGGTGTTCCAGTCGCAAGACAGGCTACGTCAATTGTTGTTCAAGAAGGTACTATTATTGCTACTACAGATGCTACCAACACTGGTGCAATTCGATGGTCAGTACTATATAGACCTCTTCAAGAAGGTTCTCGTATCGTTTCTGCATAATAGACTATTAGACCTTCCCAGAGATGGGAGGGTTTATAGAGTTTATCTATAACCTTTTAAAATATGTCTCTTCGTTCACCTAAATTTTACTCAGTAATGAGTGCAAAGGCAACAACAGGAATTGGAAATCCAATCTATGTTGGAGATTTTCGGAATGCAGTTGTTACAATATCTTCCGCTTCAAGTGGTAACTTCACTGTAAAGTGTCAATGAGGTATAACAGAAGCTGTCCCTACTTTTACAAGCGCAACATCAACAGCTAATCCTTGGACATATGTTCAAATGGTAGATCTTAATGATGGACTTCCGGTAACTGGATCAACTGGCGTGGTTGCTACAGGAACAGATATTGTACGTACATTTGAAATAAATATCAATTCACTCCAGTGGATTGCGTTCAATATTACTGCAATCTCCGCCGGAAATGTAACTATTTCGATCCAAATAACTGATAATAACTAATGAAACTTAAAGACATTGAGACATCTGTAAAGGAAGCTCTCGAAGATCTAAAAAGAGTTCGAGAGGAAATTATTGTTGAACTAAATACAAAAGATTCTCTATTAGACGAGATATCTAATTTACGAGTAGCAAAAAATAAGATAGAAGTTGAGAAACGATGAATAGAGGAAGAAAAGATAAAGAATATAGAAGTTCTTGAGAAAACTGTTGCACAGATTGACGTAAGACGTGAACAAAATGCTATTTCCATAGATTCTATCACTGAAGAAAGAAAGGCTCTAGAATCAAAAGAAAACATGCTTAAAATGAGTATTAAGAATAAGACAAATTTTCTAAAGGAAATTACCTATCTTGAACAAGAAATAGCTCTACTTTCAGAAACAAAGAAAGAAAAGGATATAGAAATTGCAAGAGTAAATATAGAAGTGGGTAGAGCAAAAAAATATATATCAGATTTTGAGGAAGAAAAGAATAAATTTAATTTCTGGAAGATTGAACAAGAAAAGTATATACAAGAACAACTTGCATGACTTTCTGAAAAAGAGAATTACCTTGGTCTCATGGAACGACGTATTACTAAACTTTCACAACAATGACAAGAACAGCAGTAAACAATTATATAAGTGGGCTACCTACTTATGCAGATAATACAGCAGCTTTAGCTGGATGACTAACTGCAGGATTTTTATATCGAACATCAGCTTGAATAGTGATGGTAACATTCTAAAATATGGCAGAAATCTTCAAAGACATTCCATGATATGAAGGGCTATATCAAGCTAGTAATCTTTGAAATATAAGGTCACTTACAAGAATTCATCCACATCCATGGGCTGAATGAAAAAATAAAATTTATTGAGGAAAGATTCTTTTTCCTACTAAGAATAAAGCATGATATTTAAGACTATCTCTATATAATTCATGAAAAAGTAAATCTTTCTTTGTAGCTAGATTAGTAGCTTCGGCTTTTTTGTGATTAGATTTAAGTGATAAAAATATTATTTGTGACCATATTGATAGAAATACATTGAATAATGAAGAGACAAATCTAAGAATTGCAACAGTAAGCCAGAATGCAATGAATAAAATAAAATGCAAATCTAATTTATTTTCAAGCAAGTATAAATGAGTTAGTCTTGATAAGAGAGAATGTTTAAAAAAAAGATGGAAAGCTCAGATAATGTTAAATTGAAAATCAAAGAAACTTTGATACTTTTATACAGAAATCGAAGCAGCAAATATTTATAATAAATATGCAGAATATCTTTTTTGAGCATTTTCTTTAATAAATATTATATAACCTTTTATAAAAATGTCGAGAACAAGTGCAGTAATAACCGTAGCCGAGGAAGTAGCGTTACAATGACTGAATACAGCTCCAAACTCCACTATTATATATAAAGACGGAACGTGAGCTGTAACTTGACTTACGGTAGGAACAAATCTATCTGTTTCAGGGTGAGCGCTCAATGCTACATGAGGAGGAGGATCTTGAGACGTAGTATGACCATCCTCAGCAACAGATAATGCTATTGCTCGATTTGATACAACAACAGGGAAACTAATTCAGAATAGTTCCGCAAGTGTAGACGATAATGGAAATATATCAGGGAATAACGTGAAATGAGGGTTCACTTCTACTGCAACAGCAGGAGCAACAACTACTCTAACTATAGCAAGTACACAAACTCAAGAATTTACTGGTACACTAGGGCAAACAGTAGCGTTTCCAGATACAGCTACAGTAGCAAAATGATTATCATACAGAATTATAAATAATAGTACAGGAAGTCTATCGATTGTAACGTCAACATCACAACCAATTGTATCTTTATCACAATATGATGTTAT